GGGGGGGGGGTGGGGCAGTTCATCAGGATATGGGGGCGGCCCTCCTATGACGCCGCCGAGCGCTCGTCCGCCAACACAAGTTAGTGGGTTTCGGTCTCCCTACGGATATCGCGGGAATGGTTCTGGCGGGAGTGCGTACTAGATGCTCGTCGCGGCCGTCGAACCCGTTGAGATCGACCGCGAACCCGTGCGGTTCCTCTCCATCGTCGAGGCCCCGAAGTACCAGTTCCCGCTTCGGCCGATCCCGAATTCCTGGTGGACACCTGCCAAAATGGCACAAACGTGGGAGCGGATCTCGGGGTATCCCTACATGCTCGCGGACCTCGTCAAGAAGCAGAAGGAGGCTTTCGCGAAGGGAACGGTGTCCGGAGATATCCGCTGGTTCGAACTCGGGGGCGGGGCCGGCTACGCCCACGTTTTCAACCGGCAGGAGGATGGGACCGCCGACCTGAACTTCGAGTTCGTCGGGGACCACCGGGCCTTCCTGAAGAAGTACGGCGACGGGCGGGAATGTCTGGATCTGAGCGTCACGGCAATCATGCGATGGCTGAAGCTGCGGAAACTCCGGGCGTTCGTGGTTGCGGCGAACGGGGCCTCGGTGGCGATGACGAAGCGGTGTGGATTCCAGCAGGAAGGGTACCTGCGGCAAGAGTGGATCGTGAACGGGCAGCCTGAAGACGTGATCGTGTTCGGGCGGCTTGCGGAGGCGACATGGCAGACGAGGTGACGTACACCGGCCCATCCGAAGAACTCATGGAAGCCATGATGCAGTACTACCTGGCCCGCATCGGGAAGCCAAAGGACATGTACCCGGGGCAGCTCCGGGCGGGCAGGAGCCCTGCTCAGGGGATGGCTCAGGCGCTGATGATGCAGCGGTATTCGAGTGGTGGTCCGCAGTCGTGGAACACCACGAGGGGGTTCTTGGACAAGTACGGGAGCGGGACGCAGCGAGGCGGTGGCGGTGGTGGCGGTCGAGGTGGCGGAGGGATTCCGCCCTGGATGTTGCAGGCGATGATGAGCCGCGGTGGCGGACAGGGCGGACCGCAGGGCGGGCAAGGGGGGTACTAGGTCATGCAAGTCGGGCACAACCGCAGGAGAGGTGATCCGGACTTTGGTGGTAGTGCGCTGGGGTATGGGAGTCTTGAGGACATTTGGGACTGGATCGAAACTAATTCCAAGGTCGGGAACGAGCTGACCCAGTGGAACGCCAGGAAGCGGAAGGAATACCAAGACTACCTCGACAAGTGGTACGAGGAGCATCCCAACGAGCCGCCTCCCGACCCCGGTAAGGATGTGGATCCCGGGATGGGACCCGGCGAGTATGACGACCCCGCGGAGAAGCCGTGGTCGTGGAAGGATGTGCTCAGTTGGATTGCTTCGACGGGGAAAGACGTGCTCCGTGGCGACTGGCTTGGCGCCGGGGAGCAGATCTGGGACGCTATTGCTGGCGCAGACATCGACTGGGATTCCATCGAACGGGCTCTCAAGGGCAAGGGCTTGACGCCCGAAGACATCGCGAACGCCCGCGATCAGTTTGACCAGTACAGGAAAGACTCCGACGCTCGTTTCAAAAACCGTCGCGGGAACGAGCCTGGGTCTCCTGGCGAAGAAGAGACCGATCCGAACAATCCCGGCGGTGGTGCGGGTGGTGTCGGGACACCTCGCGATGGCGGTGTTAGGCCGGATGGCGGCGGTGGTGGGAACTACGACTTCACCCCGAACTGGGATCCGAGAGACCCGTCGACATGGCCGGCTCAGATGGGCAACACCGACTACGGGTGGGGCGATGCCGCGCAGCAGTACGGCCCGATGTTGAATCTCCCCGGAATGGGAGGGGGCGGCGGAAATCCTTTCATGAACGGAGGCGGCGACATGGGCGCTGGAGGGGGCAACTACGGCGGTGGCTACGACCAGGGGGGAGGCAACTATGCTGGAGGCGGTGGCAATATGGGCTGGGGTGGTGGTGGCGGCGGTAACGCTGGTCCTGATCCTTACTACGGAGTGCCGGGAGGAGGAGACCCGCGATACCAGCAAAGGCGACCCGACTTCCGAGGATCGCGAGACCTAGACCGGCTCGCCTACTCGTCGGAGAACCGGCCGAACGCGACCATCGATTTCGAACGGAATCCGTTCTCGCAGCAGTATGGGTACGGCGGCCAGATGGTGAAGTACAACGAGATGCCGCAGTTCCAGGCGGCGTCCGCTCAGATCGACGAGCAGACCGAGCAGGAGATCGCCCAGCAGGCCGAGGATTTCGGTGGTTCCGGGATGCGCTGGTCGAGCGCCCTTGCCGACGCGATGGGGAAGACCCGCCGAGGGGCAGCCGCGGACAAGAACAAGCTCATGCTCGACATGGACCGGGAAGAGTCTCAGAAGGCGTGGGAACGGCAGATGCAGGAAGCCGGCCAGATGCGCGAAGACTACATGGGCCAGACCGGACTCGACTGGGACGTGGCGAGAACGAAGGGCCAGCTCCAGAATCAGATGGGGAACCAGACGTTCCAGAACGTCATGGGTCTCGACGCCCAGCGCTTCGACCAGAATCGCTACTTCCAGGACAGGGACTACCGGGAGTATGTCGACCAGTATGGTCGCCAGAACGACATGGAACAGCGGTCGTATGGGCGCTGGCTCACGAACGACCAGAACGAATTCCAGCGTCAACAGGAAGCGGCGATGCTGGCGATGCAGCTCGGAGGGCAGGAGAATCAGTACGGTCGCGACCTCTTCCAGGATCTTTGGGGGATGGGGAGGGATGAGCGTGGGATGGAGAACGCGGACAACGAGGCGCTCTATCGGGAATGGCTGCGGGCTCAGGGCGGATGGGATCAGGAGATCGGTGGTTTCACCGGCGGAGGGGCGGGTGGCCCACAGTTCAAGGCGCCGGGTGGGAAGTGGTGGGAAGATCCGAGGATTTGGGAGGCGATTGGTGGGGTCGTCGGTGGATACTTCGGAGACGAGGGAGAGTAGCGCATGGCTCTGAAACTCCTTGGAGGTTCTTCTCCTGGGCCAATCTGGCAGGACGAGAGCCCATTCGTCGGTGCGTTCTCGGCGCTCATGAGTGGGATGACGGCGGCGGAGGAGAAGCGCTGGCGGAGGAAGATCGAGAAAGAGCGTTTGGCGATGGAAAAGGAATCGCGTCAGGCGCTCAAAGAGCAGCGCGAGGCGCAGGCGGAGGATCGGAAGTTCCAGACCGCCGAACGCCAGCGGAAAGCGGAGGAAGAGGCGGGGCTCCAGAGAGGTATCGAGTTGTTCAACAGGGCCGAGGACCCAACCCAGATCGGCCCGACGGCAGGAACGTTCCAGAAGGCTCAGATGGGTCCCGGGATCGCTTCAAAACTCATGTTCCGCGATCAAAATCTGACCGGTCCTGAGATCGAAAATATCGAGTCTCGCTACGATCCGGCGGCACACGTCAAACGACAGAGAGAGTCGGAGGCCAAGGCCAAGGCGGTTCGTGACGCCAAGCGCCAGGAGGCCGCAGACAAGAGCGCCGCGGGAGTGGCGGAGTACGGGCAGAAACGCCGGCTTGACGAAAGTCTGATTCGGAGTAGGCCCCTGAAGACGCCCCCCGAACTGACAAAGGCACTGGAATCACTCAACCAGCTGAAACTGCAACGAGTAAAAATTGCCGGGGCGAAACCGCCGGCTTCGGCGATGGGCGTTACTGACCCGGAAGTGAGCGCAGGCTGGATGCAGAAGTGGAACAACCAGAAGGAGACGGCCCTGCGAACAGTGGATGCAGAGATCGCAAAGGCGGCCAAGCTGGTTGAGGCCCTCAGAGGAGGGTTGCCAGCCAACTACTCGGAGGAGACTCCGTCGGGGCCGCCGATAGAACCACCCGGCGAGTATGACGAAGAGTTGGCGAAGATCGACGCTGCTCTCTAAAGATCATGGCTGATCCGATTCTGCTCTTCCAGGAGTACAAGGCCACCAACGATCCGGAGGTGAAGCGTCGGCTTGCCGAGTGGATGCGGGCGAACAAGGGTACGGTCAGAGGCAAGGCGTTCGATGACCTTCTCGCTGGGATGGGGAAGGATCAGATCGGCAAGACCGAAGGGCCGACGCTGAAGAGCCGCATGACCGAGGGGGCTGGGCCAACGATGCCCACGGCGGAGTCGATGCGCGAGGGCACGAAGTCGGTTTTTGGACGGATGGCCGCCGACTATGCTCTGGAGCCATATGCGTCCGCCGCAAGTGGGCTAGGAGAGATGGCACAGCGGAGCACCCTCCCTCGCCAAGTCGGGAAGTTCCTTTCTCAGCAGGGAGACATCGCCAGGGAGCAGGCGGAGGCGATCCGAGGCGAACCACTTCCGGGGATGGTCCCCGAACTTGCGTATCAGGCGGTCTCTGGCCTTGGGGCGATGCCGGCGATTCACGCGAAGTTCCAGCCGTTGACATCCGTCGCAACGAAGGCGTTGGGGAAGGGGCTGCCGGCTTCGATGGCTGGAGCGGGTGCCACGGAATACCTCTCTCACATAGCGGGTGGCCAGTCGGACGAAGATGCCGTTCTCGCAGGGGCTAAGGCCGCGTCCATGTTGGGACAGGTCGGGGCGGCGGCTCCACTCTCTCCCCTTCGCCGCGCGGGGACTGTCGCGCTGGGGCAAGGTGGAGAAACGTTGGCCACAGGTGGAAGCCTGGCCGAGGCCGCCGCTGCGGCCGGGATCGGGGCTGGGTTTACGGTTGATGGAGGGCAAGGGGGTTCCGGATTCAAGGACGCAATGAGGCCAGAGGCCGCGGAGAAGACGGCCCAGAAGGAGCGATTCGCTTCGCTGGAGAAGGAGCGGGTGCGCCAGCAGAAGGAGGCCGAGCAGGCCGCCAAGGAAGCGGAGGAGCAGCGGCAGGAGGCCGTCAAAGAGAGCTTGGTCGGCGATGTCGTCACGAAACTCCGTGGAGTCCCGCGGGAAGTCGATCCCCAGCAGGTGCAAACCGTTCTTGAGCAGCATGTCGCCAAGACGATGGGGGAGAACGGGCTTCCTGTGACCCCGGAGGCGGTTGGCGAGGTGCTCAGGCGGAGCATCAAGGCCAAGGAAGATGCCGATGCCGTTGCCAACCACATCGAAGCTGAGCGGACCAAGGCCGAAGAGAAGGCCCGGAAAATCGCCGAGCGGGAGCAGAAGGCAGCCGAGAAGGAAGCCCAGAAGCAGCAGAAGCTCGCCGAGAAGATGGCTCCTGAGCCCCCGGACCCTGCTCAGGTGGCTGCGGAGAAGGGGCACAAGGTGGCCCAAGCGGCCAAGGCGAGCGTCCCGGCGAAGTCGAGGATCAAGAGCGCCACCCGTGGCAAGGGGACCAAGGTGGCGCAGCTTGGGGCGAGAGCCGCCAACGGGGACCCCGAAGCGGCTGCGACCTTGGCGAAGTCCACCGACCCAGAGATCCGGGCGGCGGTGGAAGAGGTGACGGCACCCCCCCCCCTCCCCGAAGGGATGGTCCCTCCCGTCGAAGCCCCCCCCGAAGGAGGGATGAATGCTCGACCAGTCGAAGCCGGCGCCGAGATATTGGCACGGATGACCGAGGGGGAACTCGTAGACGCATACCAACGAGCGAAGGCCGCCGACGATGGCTTGTTGGTCGAGGTGTTCGGGGAGGATGGCGCGAAAGCCTACCGGGCGGCCAGGAGAAAATCCGAGTCACCCTTCTCTGCTGCGGCCGATCCAGAGGTAAAGCGAGCCGACGCGCTAATCGTGGAAATGGAGAGTCGCCTTAGCGAAGACCAGTACAACCGCTTTTTTGGGATTGGCCTTCGCGATGCCGACAATGTCGAAGTCCTAAAGACATATGTCGACGCACACCGCAGTGTCGCCGTGGGCCGCACTGCGGCCGAGACTGGTGATGAATTGCGCTATCTGGTCACCCGCCTTGACCCGTCCGATCCGTGGTCTCCGGAGGCCGTGACGCTACGAGAGACGATGCGTGTTGCGGCAGAACAGGGACAGGATCCGAACCAAATCTGGCAGGCCGCCCTCAGGGGATCGGCCGCGCGGTTCGGGGAAGACGCCGATTTCATGTTGCGGCGGTTCATGCGAGGTGAGAATGCTCGACCAGTCGAAGCCGATAGCGGTAGCCCACCGGGTGGCCCAAATGCAGTTGGCGGCCCTCGCCCTGGGGGTCCCCTTGGAGAGCCTGGACCCGGAGTCGGCCCAGGCGGCAGAGGCATGGGGCCTGAAGCCACCGTCGCAGGTGCTCTCCCCGAAGCAGCTCGCCCGCCGGGTGTCGAAGGTCCGCCGCAAGTTGGGCCAGAACCCCGAGGCGTACCTGAACTACCTGAAGCGCTACGGGAACAGCCCCTCCCCGACATCCCGAAAGGGGTCGGCGCAGCGGCCAAGGCGGTAGGCGCCGAAGATGCGGCCAGGATCAACAAGCATATCGACCCCGAGGGCTTGCTCAACCCAACGAAAAAAGGGATCCCTTCCCAGCAAAAGGCCGAGAACTACGCAACCATGATTCGTGCCGTCTGGAACAAACCGGAGGCCCGGGACCTGGAGATCCGCGCGACCGCCGAGACCGACTACGTTCCGCGGTTGTACCGCAAGAGCGACGGCAAGCTCCTCTCGAAAGCGGAAGAAAACGCCATCTGGGAGGCGGGCGATCCAGAGGCGCCGAGCCCGAGCCGGCCGGTTCCGGACAACCGGAAGACCATCATGAACCAGTGGGTTGTCCCGCTGACGCGGAAGCTCATGAGGCTGTCGATGCCGGATGGTGTCCGACAACATCTTCGAGACTTCGTCGCGAGCTACGAAGCGCAGACGGGAGAAGCGCAGTCGTATCTCAAGCAGTTGCTGAAGGACCGGGCCGAGGATATGGGGTTCAAGAAGGGGGACATCGTCGAGATGGTGACGGCGCTGGCCCCGCCGAACATGCCCGTCTGGAAGAACCATCTCATCATCAACGTTCTCGATCAGGCAAAAGCCGGGAAGACCCTCGACGAGGCTCTTCGGAACGTTCACGATCCCAAGAGTGAATACTACGACCCGCGCATAACCCGCGACGCCGAAGTCGAGTTCCGTTCCATGGAGAACACGAACAAGCTCATCGAAACGGTGAGAGAACAAGCGTACATGCAGGACGCCGGGTATGACGCGATCGGATTGGTGACGCATCCCGATTGGCATCCTGGCAATCCCGAGGGGGCGTTCTACCTGCCATCCCTGCGTTCTCAGGAGCGTACGCCGAGTGCGTTTTCCAAGATCATGGCGTCCGTCCTGCGGAAAACTGGTGGTGGAGGGATCCCGACGAAAGCCGAGCAGGCGCACCAGAAGCAGCGGGAAGACGACATGCACGTTGTCCCGTACAAGTCACCTGGAGTAGAGGGTGGTTCACCTGGACCCGAGGGGATAGCGAAGAGAACTTTCCTCCGGAAGGCAGACGCCGATGCGTTCAGGGCGCAACTCAAGGCGAAGGGGGTCGACTCCGGCTACATCCCCCCGCGCCCGTTCCCTGTCCGCATGGCGGAGATGACGCTCAGGGAGCGCCCCGCCGAATGGCTGGCTCGCGGGTTCATCGAAAGCGAGGGGCTTCGGACCAAGGCTGTCGTGCTCACGGCGTTCGCAAAGGCGGCCAAGGAAGACTACACGGTTGCGAGAGACCGGGTTCTCGGCGACATGGCCGGCGAAGATCCGATGATTGCCGAACCGGCGACCGCGGGCCTGTGGAAAAGCAAGTATGTCCCTGTCAAGGAAGCGATCCCGATGGCGGAGGGACTCTGGGATACGAACATCGACATGAAGGAGCTGTCCCGGCACCTGATCCGGAAGGACCTCGCCGAGACGCTTCAGGGGGCATGGTCCCCGAAATCGCCGTTCGAGTCGTTCGTCAACATGGGGGGGGTCGAAGGATTCCTGAAGAAGGGTGTCACGGCGTGGTATTTGCCGCGCCACCCGAAGCAGGTGCTCGTAGAGAACGCGCTCCAGACGTTCGGGGACGGTGGTTTCCCGATGCTCTATGCGTACCAGAAGGAAGTCCCTGGCCTGTCATACGCACTGGTGCAGACGATGAAGGGCAAGGTCCCCAACGGGAAGAGCCTCGGAGCGCAGATGCTCCGGGCGCTGCACCTACGCGATGCTGGCGGGAAATGGACTGACGGAAAAGCCACCTTCCCGAAGGGGCAGAAGTGGCTGGAGGCAGGGATCGACGAGCAGATCGTCAAACTGCTTCTCATCGCGGAGGATGCCGGGTTCCACCGTTCGACGTTTGTCGGGGCGCAGCTTGGCGGGACGAAGCGTATCCATGGTGGCGCTGGCGGCGGGCGGCTTGGGGAAATCGGCGGGTTCGAGCGGACGTTTGTGGACGCAGCCAAAGAGAAGGTCGGTCGCCTCCCCGGGGCTGAGAAAGTCTTCGATCTCGCCAGCAACCTGGAGTTGGCTTACCACGCGGAAGACTTCTTCGCGAAAGTGCATGCGCTGAAGTACCACATGGAGCATGGGGTGTCCGAAGCGGAGGCTATCGCGCGGGCGAAAGAATTCTACATGGATTTTGCCGACATTCCGGACGGGGCGAGGAGCGGTGTGGCGAAGATGGTGCCGTTCCTGCCGTCGTTGTACTACAACTGGCAGCGGATCTTTGCCGCGCATACGTGGCATTTTGGGAAAAAGCACCAGCAGCAGTTTCAGATCCGCATGGGGCTGCTCGCCGCCGGGGCGCTGGGGATCCCGGCAGCGATGCGGCAGGCGTTCTTCTCGGACGAGGAGAAGCGAAAGCTCGGGCGCTTCAAGCCTGGCTGGTTCGAAGTCCCGATCCCGATCCCCGGCTCGGACGGAAAGTATCTGACCTTCGACCTTGGGAAGTTCATCCCAATGTCGGAGTTGTCGAACCTGTTCCAGAAACCGCGAGGCGGTTGGGTCGATCTTCCGAAACAGACCGCACGGAACCTGACGCCGATGTGGACGCAGTTCCCGCAGGCGCTGTTCACGGGCAAGGATCGATGGGGCTCTGATCTGTACTCCCCGGAAACGGCCGGGATGACGAAGGCGCAAATCCTCGCGAAGGAAGCCGCGAAGAACTACCTGCCGGCGATGCTGGGGTCGTACACGCTGGGGGCTTACGACAACGCGGTCAAGGACGCGAAGCTCCGGAAGCCATGGGCGGCGCAGTTGGCCCCGATACTCCCGAGTCGCGTGGTGAGCAAAGAGGTCCATCCCAAGATGGAGAAGAGTCTTCGAAAGCGCGAGATCCGGGGGAGTCAGGCGGCCAAGGGCCGCGCAAGAACAGAGGCCGCCAAGGAGCGACAGGACCGGGAGACGCGAGCGCTACAGAAGGCGTACTACCGTTACCTTTCCGGACGTGACGACGAGGAAGAGGAGGAGTGATGGTTGGCGAGAACGGGTGGGAGAAGTGGGGAACGCTGGTGCTCTCGAAGCTCGACGAGCATTCCGCCGAGATGAAAGAAACCCGGCAGGATCTCGCTGAGATCAGAGAGACTCTTGCGGTAAACGGGATGAACGAACAGAACCACTCGAAGATGCTGGGCGACCGCGTCAGCCGTGTGGAACGGGCCGTCACCGACGTGACATCCCGTGTGCAGTCAACCGAGATTCAGATCGACCGTGTCAAGGTCGGGACGGGTGCCGTGAAGACCGCCGTCGTGGCAACGGCTTCCATCGTCGGGACTCTGGCCGCCGCGTGGGCGTGGGTCGAGAGTCACCTTTCCATTAGTCGGCTGAAGTAGGAGGGATCATGGCGCAGCCAAACAAGAAGAGAAGGATCATAGCGCCGCCAAACAAGAACGTTGGTGGGGCGACGGCGCAGGATGCCGTCCGAGAAGAGTTGGAAGCTGCCGGCGCCAGCTACGGGAAAGGTGCGACCAGCGCCATGTATGACCCGACGCATGGCGGGGCGCAATCGGGAGGCCCCGAAGTCGGGGCGGCTGGGTTGGAAGAGGACATGGCGGATTACAAGGACCAGAGCCCCGATCTCCTCATCAACCTGAAGCTGAAGATCGATCACCTGACCAAGCAGATTCCGCGGACTCGCAGCATGGAGAAGAAGAAGGCTCTTCGGGCAGAGAGGAACCAACTGATGACCGAGATCGAGAATGTTCGGATGGGCACCCGCGGGAAACCTCCGGCCGACTACAAGTACAAGACTTCCCCGTGGAAAGCTCGGGAGAAGTGGGAAGACTCGGATCTGCTCTGATGGAACATCTCCGGTTCAAAAGCGAGCGCGAAGAGCGCGAGTGGGCGATGGAAGGGAAGCTCTGCCCGAAGCTCATCGTGGTGCTCGCCGATCTCGTGGAGCGGCGCTGGACGCTCCTCAAGCAGGAGAGCGTCGTCACTTGCATCTTTCGGTCGTTTGCGGAGAATCGTGGGATTGGCGGGACGAGCAACACTCACTGCGAATGGCGAGCCGTGGACATCCGAGTGGATCCGACGCAGTTGTTCGTCGAGATGGCGATCCGGGTGGCGCTGAACGAGAGGTGGCCGACGGGTGTGGCGAAGATGCCGAGGATTCCGCCGTTGGATCATGGGACCGCGCTTCACTACCATGTTCAGGTGACGAGAGACGAAGGTCGTGCTAGACTTTCCACAAGAAAGGAGACCACATGAAGAGAACCCTCATCGCCCTGTTGCTGGTCCTTGGCGCCTTCGCCATGGCGTGCAACACCAAAGACTCCCCGACCGGACCTTCCGACAAGGCCCGGATGTACCTCGACGTTTACGTCTACTATGAGGCCGGCATCAACATCGGCAAGGGTTACCAGGGCGCCCGGGTCACGGTTCGCGACGATGCCCAGAACTTCGTCTATCAGTGTACGACGGGAGCTGATGGGTACTGCCCGAGGAAGGAGCTTTTCGCCGAGCTGGGGCCGCTGAACATCTACTCTCAGCCTGCGGTAATCGACACCTTCATGGGGACGTACAGCGCTTCCGGCGTGTTGGCATCATGGGTCTCGGACCCGGCTCACAACCACGACAAGATCTACACCTTGCGGATTGCGCAGCCGCCGGCCAAGAGCTGACCATGAAGGGCCTCGTGATTCTTCCGCTGCTGTTTCTCGTGGGCTGTGCCGCGATGAACCCGTGGGCATCGCATCCCGTCTCGGAGCTTGGGAAGGATGTCAACATCGTGGCGGCCCGAATCCAGACCTTGCAGGCCGAGGTCGCGGCGAGTCACATGCTCTCGCCCCCGAGGAAAGAGAACCTGGGCAAGACGCTGGACATCGCCAAGGCCGAGGCCGGGGAGGCGTTGGATCTCCTGACGATGGCCGGGACGGCAGACCCGAATGTCGAGAAGATCAAGACTCTCATCAAGTCGAGCAACTACCGCTGCGATGCTGTCCGCGCGGTGCTCGACAACAACTAAGGAGGTGGTAGGGTGCAGGTGCCTGTAGACATCCTCAAGTTGGCGGCTCTGGTGTATGCCGGAGTCCAAGCGGTGAAGAAGTCCCCCTGGTTGGAGGGCCTTCTCGAAAAGTTCGGGGGACCGTGGGTAGGGATTGCGCTTGCCATCATCGCCGGTTGTGTTGGCGGATTCGTCGAGTACGGCGGAGATGGAGTGATCACCTGGAATGAGGCGGGCAACATCGTCGCTGCGATTCTCGCAGCCATGGGGACCCACATCGGGCTTTCCAAGGTGGAGACGGCGACTCAGAAGAGATAAGTAACCCGTCCTCTCGTAGTCCAGGACGGCCCCCTCCGGGGGGCCGTTTTGTTTTACACTTGGTGGTGCCCCGGGAGGATCGTTCTTTCAACAGGTCTCTCGTTCAAGAGGAGTCTCGTTAGCCTGGATCCCCACGACCTTGGCCGCGCGCCGGCCTCCCGGGGCACGAGGAGGAGAGCGCATGAAGTGGAAGGCAGAAGAGTTGGAACCGTTGAATGGGAAGCTGATCGTGAAGCGGGATCCACCTCCCGAAGAGCTTGGCGGGATCGCGGTGCCGAAGATCGCGGTTGTTCGTCGGCCGTGCAAGGACTGTCATGGGGGTGGGTGTTTCATCCGTCCGATCTACGAGGAGGATGGGATCTGGATCAGCCGCCACGAGGAGATCCGCTGTGAACGCTGCGACGGGAGGGGGTACCGGGAGGCTGTCTACGACCCGAGGCCGAAGGTGACGCAGTGGACGGCTACGGTCGTTTCGGTAGGCCCGGGTAAGCCGCGACGGAAGTTCCGGCTTTCGGACGCCCGGACCCTTTGGTGGAAGCCTGGACGAGAGACGCTCCCTGTCTCGGCTGGCGACCGCGTCGTCGTGGCTCCTTGGTCAGGAGTAACCGCGGGAGGTTGTGAGCTTGGTGACGGGTACTGGTTGATTCAGAGCTGGGAAGTGCTAGCAGTTCTGGGTCGGGTTGCCACGGTGCCCCCGCTGCCGGCGGGTTGTCTTCCAGAACCAGCCACGCACCCACGGGCGTGCCTGATTTAGCCGGGGTCCAGACGCAGGATTTGATCTGGGCGTCGTCGGCGAGGATGTTGGATTTTTCGAGAAGGTGGCAGATGGCGTCGAGGATCCCCGGGAGATCCCGGCGCCGCTTATCTCCGGTGGCATAGACGACGGCTAGCGAGACGTCGCACGTGACGAGGGCCACGTCGCGATGGCCACCGAGCTGGAGCCGGATCGCCGTGAGCGCAACGTCTCGCCAGGCGGTGAATCGTTTCTTGGGAAAGCGGAGTCCTGTTCTGGTGACGATGACGGCGTTTTTCCCGCTGGGCAGTTGTCCCGGAAGGAAGAGGCTAGCGAGAATCACGACTCCTCCTCCAGGCGGTCCCTGACGCTGTCCCTGACGCTGTCCCAGAAGCTGTCCCTGACGCTGTCCCAGACGCGGGCATCGACGCTGGCCCAGACGCTGTCCCCGACGCTGGCCCAGGCGCTGGCCCAGGCGCTGTTCCTGACGCTGTTCCTGACGCTGGCCCAGACGCGGGCATCGACGCTGTACCAGACGCTGGCCGTGACGCTGGCCCAGACGCGGTCACTGGCGCTGCCCCTGACGCTGGTCCTGCCGCCGGCCCCGACGCGATCCTTGACGCGGGCCTTGACGCACGGTCCCGGGTCGATCACGGCTCCTCCTCCAAGCTGGCCCCGACGCTGTCCCAGACGCTGTCCACGACGCGGGACCAGACTCTGGCCCCGACGCGGTCCCCGACGCCGGCCGTGACGCTGTCCCAGACGCGGGCATCGGCGCTGGCCCAGACGCTGTACCAGACGCTGTGCCGGACGCCGGCCGTGACGCGGTCCCAGCCGCTGGTCCAGACGCTGGTCACGGCGCTGGTCCTGACGCGATCCTTGACGCGGGCCTTGACGCACGGTCCCGGGTCGATCATGACTCCTCCTCCAAGCTGGCCCAGACGCGGTCCCCGACGCCGAACCAGACGCGGTCCCAGACGCTGTTCCTGACGCTGGCCCAGACGCGGGCATCGGCGCCGAACCAGACGCGGTCCCAGACGCTGGCCCCGACGCGGTCACTGGCGCCGCCCCTGACGCTGGCCAAGACACACTCCCCGGGGTCGATCATGACTCCTCCTCCAAGCTGGCCCAGAGGCTGTCCCAGACGCTGGTCCAGACGCTGCGCCAGACGCGATCCCTGACGCTGAACCAGACGCCGAACCCGACGCTGGTCCTGCCGCCGGCCCTGACGCGGTCCCTGACGCTGTCCCCGACGCGGTCCCAGACGCTGGCCCCGACGCGGTCACCGGCGCCGCCCCTGACGCTGGCCAAGACACACTCCCCGGGGTCGATCACGACTCCTCCTCCAAGCTGTCCCTGGCGCTGGCCCAGACGCTGTCCCAGACGCTGGCCCTGACGCTGGTCCCGACGCTGGCCCAGGCGCTGCCCCTGACGCTGGTCCTGACGCTGGTCCAGACGCCGGCCCCGACCCTGGCCCTGACGCGGGTCCCGACGCCGGCCCAGACGCTGCCCCTGACGCTGTCCCTGACACACTCCCCCGGGTCGATCATGACTCCTCCTCCAGGCTGTCCCCGACGCTGGTCCAGACGCTGTCCCGGAAGCTGTCCCAGACGCGGTCCCAGGCGCTGTCCCAGACGCTGACCCAGACGCGGCCACTGACGCTGGCCAAGACGCGGGCATCGACGCACGGCCCGGGGTCGATCATGACTCTTCCTCCAGGCTGTTCCAGACGCGGTCCCCGACGCTGGTCCAGACGCTGGCCAAGACGCCGAACCAGACGCTGTCCCTGACGCGGTTCCAGACGCGGTCCCCGGCGCTGTCCCAGACGCTGACCCAGACGCGGCTCCCGACGCCGATCCTGACGCTGTCCCTGGCGCACGGCCCCGGGTCGATCATGACTACGTTTCGGCCACGTATTCGATTGAATCCTCCCTGAACGTCCAGGCCCGAGCGCTCTCGCATGTCGTCACCGTAGTGGGTACTCGCAGCGTGTAGAAGGCCCCCGTCGAGGGGCAAACCACCTTCAGCAGCCGAACGGGCTCCACGTCGATGGCTGCCGGGATCTCGCAGAGTTCCATGTCGCCGTCCGCATGGATCTGTTTCGCTCCCAGGTCGAGCAGCGCACGAGAGTAGCCGATCTCCCGCAGGAGCACGCGACGCAGCTCCGCATTCGTCTCCGACAGCAACCACTCGCTCTTCCATTCCGAGCGCTTGACCGCCCCGATGTAGTCGGGCAGACGGGTCCCATGGATCGCGTAGACGCCCCACCCGTCGGGGTATTCGATGGCGTGGCGACCGTCCGCGTCCAAGCGGCCCTCCGCGTCCCGCAGAAGAACCGTCGGCCGCTCGGACACCCAGCAGACGTTCTGATGGGGCAGGATCCACCCGGCGCTTTTGGCCAGTTCCCAAAGACCATCGAGCGCTTTCGTCTCCTCGCGCAGCCCGCAGACCTCTGCGAAGTAGGCGTAGAACGCGAGCCATTCCGCGTCGTGCTGCCCGTAGCCGCAATCATGGACGCCCGCCTTGAGTGCGGCCTCGCGAGCGCGGGTTCGCTCCTTCGCCGGGGCAAACTGAGCGACCACATCGGCACGCCGCCGAAGCATGGCGTGCGGCGAATCGCACCATTCGATCAGTTTGGGCGGCTCCAGGCCGGCGCGTTCGTAGACGAGACGGATGGCGGCCTCGGCCCGCGGTCGGTCTGCGGGCTCGGTGGACAGCCCGATGGCCGTCCACTCCGTCACGTAGTCCGGCATCCGGGCTTCCTGCTCGGGTGTCAGCGATTCAATCCGCGACATTGCGCCACCCCTCCGGCTCGTACTCCCGCTGGATGACCACCCGGTACTTCCCGGCGGGGAGTTCGATGTCTGCGTGCTCTTCGTGCCGCAGCGCGGACTTTTCGAGCACTTCGATGAAGCGGGAGACCTCGGCCATCGGAGCGGTGATCTCGTAGTCCATCACGGCCGCTCCAACGTCGAAGCGGTGGGCGTGCCCCGTGATCTCCCCCAACGCGAGCGTCACCTGGCCCGGGGCCTTGGCGACCGCGCCCGCCGGGATCGACGCAACGGGGAAGAGCCCCACGTCTCCCTGCCGGTACATCCTGATCTTCTTGGTTCGTGACATGTCGACCTCCATCGTTTTCGGAGAAAGAACGCGACCAGCCGGAGCGGCTTTGCAGGAGGAACGTTCCGGCTGATCGCTTCCGAGATCAAAGGCTCCCGGTGGGCCTAGACTGAAAGATAGGCTCCGCTCGCTTCGCTGTCAAGCGGTTTCCTCGCGAAACTTGAAATCGGACAGGATGTCGTCCGCGGCGTCGACGATCATGTCCATGTCGCCGCCGGTACGGAGAAGGTCGAAGAGCAGCCCCACGGCCCGCTCTCCGGCGTAACGGTCGCGGTAGGCCGGGCAATCATCGTGGCGGTGCGAGTCCTGGTGCCGCTTGCAGTAGTCCTTCAGGTAGGATCCGCAGAGCGGGCAATTCGGGAAATCCTCTTCGTAGTAGTGCTTCTGTGCGCATCCGCGCGAGGTGCACAGGACGAAGTCTCCTTCGGCAAGACACTGGGCGTCGATTTCGCGATCTTCCTTGCTCACGGGTGAAGCCTCCCTTCCAGCCCGACGATCAACTCCGCCGCCTCATCATACTGCCCCTGCCGGGCTGCCACGAAAGCGGCCAGGGCGAGCCGGAGGGTCTGCGGGATGTCTTCCTCGTCCGGCCCGGAGGGCTGGAGGAGGGGGAGCGCGAGGCGGATGGCCGCGATCAGGACGGTTCCGACTTCGTAGTCCGTCTCCTCGTCGGACCACGCCTTCTGGTATTCCTCCGGGGATTCGAGCCCCTTGAGAACCGCCTGTTCCTTGGCGTCGTAGTGTTCGATGGCTTCGGTCAGCCCTCGAAATACGTCGATATTCTGCATGATGTCCTCCTAGAAAGGGACGGGGTCGTTTTCGGTGGGCGGGGTCTCCTGGTGGTCCGGTGTGTCGCTGATGCGATCCTTCACGCGGACGTACGGCTGAGGCGTGAACATTGGATAGGGGCTGCCGTCCGGGAGCTTGGGGACCGGGAGCGCCGAAACGACATTCGCCCAAATCTGCCCTTCCCGTCCTGCGCGGTGGACAATCTGAAGTTGACAGGGGACCCCGATCACCGATTCGATGTCGAATCGCCGCTCTTCGGCGGGCGTGAAGTCGCGCCCCCTCCATGGAACCAGAAACTTGCGGAGGTTCGAGTTGAATTTGAGGGTCGACGGAAAGTTCCGCCGCGGCCTGAAATTCTCCTCGGGCCTGCGGGGTAGTGGGACGGGGATTTCCCAAACGAGTTGGACCTCCCGAACCAGCGTCACCACCCCCTTGTAGGTTTTTTCGACCATCCCCCGGTCGATAGTGTCGATACTCCAGGCGAGGTGTATTCCCTCGGGCGCGGGGTCAAAGTCTTTCCCGACAATCCACAGTGGCATTTCAATTCCTCCTTACGTCCACGTCTGCTTTGTGCTTTGACAGGTAGCAGCAGAGGGCGCAGACAATGCCGACTCCGCTGACATGGTAGGCCGAGGCCTCCGGCCGTTCGTGACAGAGAACGCATTCGACGGGTGTTGGCTGCTCGGCTTGGCGCCGATACCCTCGAAGTGCATCGAGGTAGGTCTTCATGCTTCCCCCTTTCTGGCTTTGTTCCATGCCCGGGTCACGGCGCGGCGCCGAGCCAGGCAGATTTCGCAGCATGTGCGACCGGTAACGGCCTTCCGCTGCCAGCAGCCAACACAAACGCCGTCCGCCCGGGCCTGCTTGTATCGCCGGGCGTCGTACCGTAACTCTCGCGGCTTCCGTTTTCTCGTCATGAGATCTCCCGGGAGATAAGTATAGGCTCCGGGCTAGCCTTTGTCAAACGGAAAGCAGGCGTTCCACCAGGGGCAATAGTTGCAGGGATACCCCTTTCCTGTGTACCCCGCCGGGATCCCCGGGTCCTGCTCTGATCGCGCCGCCTTGGCCAGTTCAGCGAGCCGCGCGAGCCCTTCGAGAGCCTTCGACTGATCGTACAAAACCTCGAAGGGGAAAACGAACGGTTCGCCCTTTGTGGCATCCTTCACGACGTAGACCAGAAACGCGACAGCCGTTCCCGTGGCGTGCATGTACAGGTTCAACTGCGCCCGGTGCTCGTCGCGGCCGGGCTCGTTCCGCTTCAGCATCCAGCCCATGGCCCGGGAATTGATCGTCTTCAATTCCATCATTCCGACCCCTCGGAGGTGAAGGATCAGGTCGATTCGGCCGGTGATCTTCTCGCCGTCGTGCTCGATTTCGACGGGGACTTCCCGTTCAATCTCGGCGCCGAGTGTTTCGAGAATCCCGGCGAGCCAGTCTTCGGCCGCATGACCGAGGCCAAAGGACATGAGGCTATCCGGCGTCGGCGGGTTCGTGGGGGGCACGTTCCTGAGCGAGTAGTAAACTGCCCTCTGACATTTTCCCACATCGGAAACGGACGGGTTTCGTTTGATGAGATCGCCGCGGACCTTGGCGCGTTCCTCCTTCTTGCGTCGTTCTGCTTCGGTCAGGGCTGCTTCGAAAATTGCACGGATTTGCTCCGCGCGTGGGGCGCCCGGGTAGCGATCCAGAACGTCTTTCAGATGCATCGCGTCTCCTTTTCGGTTATGCGAGATTTTCGAGGGAAAACCACCAGGCTTCCGACGCTTCCTTTCTGCGGATTCCGTCCCACCGGTTGATTTGCTTCTGGATCGGCCGAGCCCTGCGCGCGGTTTCGAATCTGTCTCGAAGTACTTCTCCATCTGTTTCCAAAGGGTGAGCGCTTCCCGGACTGCCTCGAGGTACTGCGGGAGTTCTCTGGAGTCCATCTCTTTCCTCCTTGGCGCGGTCGCGCCTGTCAACGAAAGGGGCGGGAGTAACCCCCGCCCCCCCGTTCGCAGGGCGAAAGCTATCGGATTGGAATGATGTCCGCGAAGTCAGTCAGGAGAGCGACGAGTTCGCGTTCCGTGATGAGAAGTCGCCGGAGGGCCGCGTTTGCAGCGCGGGGCCCGCAAACCTTCGCGATGAGCGTCAAGGTTTCGCCAAGGGAACCACCGCCGGCGGATTCGTCGGGGTCCATCCGCTTTCCCCCGCGCAAGAAGGTTACTCCGTAAATTCGCGTTTTTGCGTCGAAGAGTCCGGATCCGCTCGACAGTTCGAACGCTACGCCGTTTCCGCGTCCGTAGCATTCGACTTCGGGAGTCATGAAATTGGTTCCACGGAAAGCCTTGCGGAATTCTTTCTGAGGGTTCGGCATATTGCTCCTCCTCCTTCGCGTTAGACGGATTCGCCGAAGGCCGTATGGTTTTTCCGGTACTTGTACGGACAGAATTCGATTTCCCCCTCGTTCGGGCCGAGATTGTCCGCTTGCATCAAAAAGCCCGTAACGGTTTTTCCGTTTGCTTTCAGTCGCGCCGGAATGAAAAACCAAGTGTTAGGGAGCCCACAACGGCCTGCCCTGATCTTTCCATCGGGGCAGAATGCCCGAAACCGCCTGAGCATTCGGCCGGAGGGATAACAGACTGCCTCCGGGTCGATTGATGTCCGCATGTTGCTTCTCCTTTCGATGGACGCGGCCGGTCAGAAGATTCCACGTTCCGCGAGAATTCCGAGCGGTTCTTCGTCGCTTGCGTCACATGCCGAAATTGCAGCGCGCAAATCGGAACCCTCGGCGACGCGCAGGCGCCCGTCTCCGTTGCACCACCGGCACGGTTCTGCTTGCGGCGCACAATCGGGACAGACGAATGCGTGGGTGACAACGGGACCTTGCTTCGAGCCGCTGAGTCCGACATTCCGCCCCTTTGTGGCAACGGCAATCCACTCCGGGGGAATTGGTCGCCAGTCCGGAAGGAAGCCTACCATCCACGGGTTGGCCGTCTGTCCCGTGAGAAGGCGTCGCGCATAGACGAGCACGCGCCCTTGACACCAAAAACAATTCCGACTCCCGGTCTCCTGATCGAATCCGGAACCGGAACACTGCACGCAGCGGGTCGCGAACCCGCATGCGGGGCAACCGTCGCCCCTGTGGAAGCGTGCAGCCTCATGTGGCTCCATGTCACCATGGCTGACCCCCCAAGAATCCCACGGTTCCTCGCATTTTGCGCAAAGAATGTCGCTCATGTTACTCCTCCTCCTCCTTGTGGCGCGGTCGCGCCTGTCAACAAAGGGGCGGGAGTGACCCCCGCCCCCCGTTCGCAGTGCGACGGCCTAGAGGACGTATCGCGGGGTCCGCCCCCCTTGGGGGGGCTTGGTTCGCAGGGCTCCGGTCGGCAGGATCTCGGCCAAGCTGTCCAAGAGGGAAACTAGTTCCCTCTCCGAGATCGGCCCGGCCAGAAGGCGCCGAACCACGTACTGCTTCGCGATGCGATGCGTGAGCACGTCACTATCGTGGACTAGTGCCCAAGTTGCTGTGGTCATGGTCGTATCCTCCCGTTTGCTGGCCGGTCCATCCGGCCTACAGACAAGATATATCTCCCGTGTCTGATTGTCAAGGGCCCTCGCCGTGTCTACCCCTCGCACTGATAGCCCATACCGCATAGTTCATTCGGACTGTAATCAAATCTTTACACTGTCTCACGTGAGACACCGCAAGCTCTCATTTCTGAGAGCCCTACCGCCCGCCCGCCTGCCTACGACAGAGAGCCAACACTCCCCAACTACCACACGTACGGTCCCACGCCTCCTCCCGCGTATCTCCCATGATAACCCAGTATCTCCCACGAATAGACTAATTCTCCCATTCCCTCCATATCTCCCATCCCATACCGTATCTCCCATCTTATGCCCCTCTAGCATACGAGGGGGGGCCCCAGAATATGCGCAGAGAGGGTAGTTACCTCTCTTCTTTCTTTCGCAGAAAAATAGTTAAGTTTTACATTCGCACGTGCGCGCGTTGTATTGAACGTGTACGCGCGGGGGTGGGAGGTACTTTTGTGTTCTTGGGGTTTGGCGAGGCCTAGGCGGGGTTAGGTGCGGTTTTGGCTAGTGCGGGATGGCCTTGGGGGAGATGTGGCTTTTTATGGGCGTCATACGCTTCTTGGGGGCCCTTCTAGTTTGGTTGGCGACGCGGTCCCAGACGCTGCGCCAGACGATGGTCCTGACGCTGAACCAAACGCTGGCATCGACGCCGGCCCTGGCGCTGGCCAAGACGCTGCCCCTGACGCTGTTCCAGGCGCTGGCCTCGACGCTGTTCCAGACGCTGTCCCTGACGCGGTCCCTGACGCGGGCATCGGCGCTGGCCCAGACGCTGTACCAGACGCTGTCCCAGGCGCTGGCCTCGACGCTGTTCCAGACGCTGTCCCTGACGCGGTCCCTGACGCGGTCCCTGACGCGGTTCCAGACGCACGGTCCCGGGTCGATCATAACTCCTCCTCCAAGCTGTCCCCGGCGCTGTCCACGACGCGGTCCCAGACTCTGGCCCCGACGCGGTCCCCGACGCCGGCCGTGACGCTGTCCCAGACGCGGTCCCCGACGCCGGCCCCGACGCGGTTCCAGACGCGGTCCCCGGCGCTGGTCACGACGCCGAACCAGACGCTGTCCCTGACGCGGTCCCTGACGCTGTTCCTGACGCACGGCCCGGGGTCGATCATAACTCCTCCTCCAAGCTGTCCCCGACGCTGGTCCAGACGCGGTCCCAGACGCCGAACCAGACGCGGTCCCAGACGCGGTCCCTGACGCTGGCCAAGACGCCTAACCAGACGCTGGTCCTGCCGCTGGCCCCGACGCGGTTCCAGACGCGGTCCCCGGCGCTGTCACTGACGCTGGCCTTGACGCACGGTCCCGGGTCGATCATTTGCCCGGAGTTGTCGGAACGACCCCGGTCCATGACCCGGTCGCAGACAACACAATGGCCGGGACGGCGTTCGGTTCGAGCGGACCGGCCTGGTGAAACAAACGATCTGCGCCAATCATCGCCAACGATGACCAAAGATCCCGCGTGTCCTGCCACGTGTGGTCCTCCCCATGAAGGTCCACCAACAGCGCGTGAAGGCAAGCGAGCGGAGACTGCTTCAACTGCTCCACCCGGTCCTTCTCCGTCATCCAGCGCTCCCGCGCAAGGCTGCGCTCGACGATCTCATCATCCGTCATGGGGTTCGCTTTCACTCTCATGTGGCCTCCTCGATGGTGGTCTGTCTCGCATCCTGCTCCAGCGGCGGTTTCCGTTTCCGGCGTGGCAGCCGAATCGTCTCGACATTGTCCTTCGTGATCCGGTAGAACTGGCGCATCCCTCGATCCCAGATGACCACCTTCCACCCATCGGCGTCCATTTCGAAATCGACGACCTTGAAGCGAGCAGTCGTCGTCATCACCCGGCCCGTTTGGTCACGCACAAAATCTCCTCCTCACGAAGAATCGTCACTCGTTCGCCATCGAACTCCAGATCCGTTCCGCCCCACTTCGAAATCAACACCCGATCCCCCGAAAACACCGCGAGCGGAATGATCGTCCCACGATCGGTGAACCGACCAGCACCAACGGCGAGAACGATTGCCTCCTGCGGCTTCTCCTTGGCCGTCTCCGGGATCACGATCCCACCATCCGTCACTTCCAACGCTTCGATCCTGCGCACGATGACGCGGTCATGCAGCGGTGTCACGTCGAGCTTCATGTGGCCTCCTACTTGTTGGTCCGCCGACTCGTCGGCAGAAATTTCTGCGTCTCGAACTTGTGCTCCAGGAAGATCCGCCCGGTCGGTCCCTGCCGGTTCTTCGCGACGGCAAGCTCGGAGAGCCCCTGGTTGTCCGGTGTCACCTCGTAGTAGTCGTCGCGGTGAAGAAGCAACACCACGTCGGCGTCCTGCTCGATACTCCCGGAATCCCGAAGATCCGAAAGAGCCGGCCGTTTCTCGCTGCGAAGCTCGGACTGCCGGTTGAGCTGAGCCGCACAAAGAACCGCACAGTCGAGTTCCTTCGCCAGATTCTTCATCGCCTGTGAGGCGAACGAAACCTCGGCAGTCCTGTTCTCGAAACCACGCTCGGAACGGATCATCCCGAGGTAATCCACGACGACGAGATCCGGTTTCCACTCCCCCGCCGAGTGCGCTCGGCAAAGATCGACGAGCTGGTCTACCGTGAGCGACTGATCGTAGAACATGAACGCCGCTTCCCGGAGCCGGCTCCGCGCTTGTCCCACTTTCTCCCAGGGGACGTTGATGTTGTGTTCGAGCTGCGCCATCGTCGTCCCCGTCATCGCCGAAAGCAGCCGGAGCTGAAGCTGCTCCTGCGACATCTCCAGAGAAATGAACGCGACCCGCTTCTTCTGCGACATCGCGGCGTGACCGGCAATCTGAAGACAAAGCACCGTCTTCCCCATCGACGGACGAGCCCCAAGGACGATGAGCTGCTGCCGCTTGAGCCCGAACAGAATGGCATCGAGATCCGGAAGTCCCGTCTCTACGGCCAACCGCTTGCCGAATTCGCCAATCTCGATGTCGCGAAGCAGGTCGTCGATACCGGAATCCATCGGGCGCAACGTCCGCAGAAACCCACCGGCGTCCACCAGATCCAACGCTCTTCGAAGAGTCTTGCCAATCGTTCCGAGTTCCTGACCCTCCTTCGCTCGCTCGTGCGCCACGAGCGTCGTCTCGGCGATCTGCTTCCGCGCATGATCCGCCCGGATCGCCTTCATGAAACCTTCCGTGTGAACAGCCGAGGGCGAAGATTTGGCAATCGCGTCGATCATCGCCGCTTGCACGAGATTCGTCCCCATGAGTTCGAGTTCTCGCCGAACGAGATTCGGCTCGCCCGCCAGAGGCCCAACCCGCAGGAGCGCTTCCCAGAGCATCCCATGGTCCCGAAACCGGAAATGCTCGGCGAGAAACCCGAGCCGCCGGGCAAGATTGATGGTCTCCTGGGGGAAGGCCATGCAGGCGGCCAACACCTCTTGCTCGGTCTGCTTCTGCCGCAATTCGACAACTGCCGGATCGATCATGGCTCCTCCTGCAAGCTGACACAGACGCTGGCTCTGACGCTGATTCTCGCGCCCTCCCCGACGCTTGCCCAGACGCGGCGCCCGACGCTGTCCCAGACGCTGCCCCTGACGCCGTTCAAGACGCCGTCCTCGACGCCGCGCGCGACGCGGCTCCCGACGCCGATCCTGACGCTGTCCCTGACGCACGGCCCCGGGTCGATCATGACTCTTCCTCCAGGCTGTCCCTGACGCTGGTCCAAACGCTGTTCCAGACGCTGGTCCAGACGCGGTTCCTGACGCGGACCGCGACGGGTGCCCAGACGCTGTTCCAGACGCGGTCCACGACGCGGTCCCCGACGCGGGTCCAGACGCCGATCCAGACGCGGTCCCAGACGCGGTCACTGGCGCTGCCCCTGACGCTGGTCCTGCCGCCGGCCCCGACCCTGGCCCTGACGCCGCCCCTGACGCACGGTCCCGGGTCGATCACGGCTCCTCCTCCAAGCTGGCCCAGACGCGGTCCCAGACGCTGTCCCCGACGCGGTCCCAGACGCTGCGCCAGACGCGATCCCTGACGCTGAACCAGACGCCGAACCCGACGCTGGTCCTGCCGCCGGCCCTGACGCGGTCCCTGACGCTGGCCGTGACGCGGGCCTTGACGCACGGTCCCGGGTCGATCACGACTCCTCCTCCAGGCTGTCAATGACGCTGTGCCTGACGCGGGTCCCGACGCCGTACCTGACGCTGGCCGCGACGCGGTCCCCGACGCGGTCCCAGACGCTGGCCTCGACGCTGGCCTCGACGCTGTCCCAGACGCTGTACCTGACGCTGTTCCCGACACTGTCCCCGACCCACGGCCCGGGATCGATCATTCATCCCCCTCGTCGGATAACCATCCGTCGATCTGCAACAGCACATACCCGATGAGGCAGGATGCCGCAAGGATCTTGAGTACCTGCCAGTCCTCGGGCGTCATCGCGGGACTCATCGCCAGCGTCGCCCAATCGTCACGAATGCCGCCACGGCTCCGAGGAAAAACCCGACGGCAAGGCCAACGAGCGCCCCCCACATGCCAACCACCGCGGGACTCATTTGCTCACCTGTGTGTTCATTCCCATAGGTGCGTACCACTTCGCAACTCGGCCCTCGCTCGGCACGGCTCTTTCTCCGCGCTCGGCTGAATCATCTCGCACTTCCGCATCTGCGCCACCGCCTGCTTCACCGCCTCGCGGATGATCTCGTCACGAACCAAGGGGCTTATCGAACACGGCGTGTGTGTCCAGGTCAGAGAAGGCGCTCCGGGAGGCAATTCGCCCACCTGAACAAATGGCGCCTGGACCACGTCCGTCGCGATACGAAGGTCCTCGAACTCGGCGGCGATGATCTTGGCGTGCTTGGTGAGGTATTCATCAAGCATGGGGTATTCATCACACGTGAAGAGTCGCCTCGCCGCCGCCAGGGCCCGTTCCTCGATAGTTCTCATCGATGTCCTCCCAACTAGTTCTCCACGTCCAACACGACTCCTGCAACCCAGCCAACACCCTTGCAGGAAGCGCACGGACCCCATTTCCGTGCGCTCTGCGTGTACGCAACCATCTGCTCCTTCGCGATCTCCAACGCAATCGTCAGCATCCGCGCGGATTCCTCCATGCACTTCTCGGTCCGCGCCTCTGCAAATTGCGCCGGGTTCAACCAGAGTGACCCGCAGTCGAACAACACTCCCGTCGCCGGCTGAATTGTCCGCTGTCCCCGCGAACACGAAGGGCACGTTCTTGGCGTCATTCGGTACCACCTTCCGCGGCATCCGTTGCTTGTTCGAACGTCACTGGGCGCTCCGTTGGTCGGACACAAGCGACAAGCTCCCACACGCGAGCTGCTGCGCCAGGAAACGGAGGGTTCCGTTCCCGTAATCCAAGCCGACCGCGAGCCACAATCCATGATTCACTCATCCCGGTCGCTTCGTTCACCTCCTCGCCGCGGATACGGACGAAAACTTGGGCGCCGTCTCCTTCGTCCGAGTCGCCAACGTTCTCGGCCATCAGCTCACACACGTAGACCGTTTTCCCTTTGCGAAACGAAATTGTCGACTGGTGCTTCATCGCCGCTCCTTATCCCCGTTCTCCTTCCGTGAAACGCTGCCATTCCCGAACCGTCCGGTAGATCCGCTCGAACCCCGGCTCCTTGTCGAGCCGGAACAGCTCGACCAGCTCCGCGAGCCGCCGAAGAAGCTGAAGCTCCTTCTGCACGCACGCCTCACAGTGACAGCGCCGGTCGTGACTCATGACTTCACCTTCGCGGCTTCGATCTCCTGCTTCCGTTTCACCATCATCCGCTGAACATCCATCGGGACCTTACCCGTGTGAGGCGCGATGTTGAGCGAGATGATCTTCGACGTGAACGTGTGGTCGTCCACGATCCCGGGACAAACGAAGAGCGACTGAATGTGCTTCGCCGCGTCCCCCTGGGTCGGCGCATCCATGAAGAGTTCGAGCTTCAACGCAACGACAAGTCGCATCACCACCCTCCTTCGCGGGCAAGGTCATGAACCTCTTGCGCAATGGTCATGGAGTCCATCGGCCTCGTCGCCGCCTCCGCCATCGCGACGGCGAAGAGGGCGAGGCGAATGATCTCGGACACCTCTGCTTGGCCGAGTATCACTTTCCTTGGAGCCCATTCGTAGCAGGAGTACTCTTCCGCAATCTCCCTCACGCTGCGCTCGGTCATTCTGGCCTCCGGTTCCACCACGCCCTGATTTCGGCACGCGGTCCGCTGTGAGGCGTGGCGGCGCCGCAGAACACGCCAACGTCGCCCCAGTCATCGACCACGCTCGAGCACTCGACGACGCTCGAGCACTCGACGACGTAGGTTGTGGTCCCGTACATCGCGACTGGCGAGTATCGCGCCTTCCGGCCGCAGAAGGGGCAGGGTAGCAGCTTCTTCGGCTTCGGCTTCGGCTTCGTCATGGCTTCACCTCGCGGTTCATGTCATTCCTTTCCGTCCAACGCGGCATAGAGTTTTACGATCAGCCCCTCCGTCTCGCCCTTGCGGACGGCGATGGCGGCAGCCTCGATTCGCCGCAGGCGCCGTAGTTCCGTGAGCAGCGCGGGCGCCGCGTTGCGGAGGGCGACGATGAAGACGGCGTCTTCGTCCGCGCCGCCTCCCATTTCGCTCGCGTGGATGTGGTCTGTCGTGACGTCGCGGATCTTCCCGTCGTCGCCGGCGCCGAACGCTCCAACCACCCAATCCTCTCCGAATGGGCGATCGTCCGGCCCCTTTCGATCGGGGACGTTGACTCGCCACGGTCCCGGCGTCGCCTCCGCTTCGAGATTCGCCAGCGCGTCGAGGTCAACGATGGCGTTCACCAGACACCCAACATGCGCTGAAGCGCGAGGCTGCACGATTGCCATGAGTATTGTCCGTATTTCGTGAGTAGTCCGAGTCCTATCAGCCGCTCGCGAACGGCATCGCGTGCAGCGCGCAGTTCCGCCTCCATCGCTCGCAGTCGTTCGAGTTCGGCGAACGTTTCGGCCACAATGCTCGCGTCACCGGGCTGCATGGTCGACAGTTCGAGAGCGGCGTTCGCGAGATGCTTACGCGCTCGCAATAGTCGTGACGAACTCGATCTTTCCCCCTTCGCCTTCATCGCTTTTTCCCCCTTCTCTGCTTTTTCTTGTAGCCGCTGATCCATGCAGCCGCGTACGCCAGACACCGGATACACCGCGTCGCCGACTTGCCATCCAGCGCGGCCCCGCAACGGCCACAACGGTGAGCGGACATGTAGTCCTGTGATCTGGCACGACGCCGGTCCCTGTTCTTCGCAAGACACAAGAGGCACCGCAGGCGCTCGGAAGACTCCTTCTGCTTGCCACACTCGTAGCAACGCCCAGATTCCACATACCTGCGTTTTCGGGAATACACCGCACACGTTGGGCAGGAAGCGCGATGCCCGCATGGGAACTTCAAGTCGCTCATCTCATTTCGATCCCTTCCACCAGGTCGACGAGTTCCCTGGCTTTTCGCGTGGCTTCTTCCGGCGAAAGGCCCTCGTCGATGTACATCGCGTATGCCCGGTCGAAGAGCGGTTCCGGAGTCAACGTCGCGGCGATGACTTCGGCGGGCGTGTTGTTCGGAATCTGCGGCGGCGGCGGAATGAACATCTCGATCATGACTCTTCCTCCAGGCTGTTCCAGACGCGGTCCACGACGTTGGCCCTGACGCTGGTCCAGACGCGGTTCCTGACGCGGTCCGCGACGGGTGCCCAGACGCTGGCCCAGACGCGGTCCGCGGCGCTGGCCCCGACGCTGGTCAAGACGCTGTCCCTGACGCGGCCCCCGACCCACGGTCCCGGATAGAGCTTCCTAGAATGCAGGCTCGTCGTCATGTGTCTCCTCGCGCTTTGCCAGAATTTCTTCGACCCCAGGAAGCACCTTGGTCTTCTGTTCGGGGCGCCCCCCCCGTTTCCCCCACCCCTCCGCTTGCTGGCGCACGGCTAAAGATAGGCGCGTCCTTATCCAGTTGTCAAGTCCTACGAATGGGCGCCCCCCGGGACAGAGGCGCCGGAACTCCACGTCGAACATCGCAAGCAGCCCATCGAAGTCGGCAGCAAGTTCCGGGAACGACGCCAGGAGCGTCACCCGGGCCGGCGACCCGGACGGGTAGGCTTCGGCCGGGTGGTACTTCTTCGGGGCCTTGCGTTCCTTCGCCGAACTCCCCGGAGCCTTCGCGACGGGGTCTTTGCTTTTAGAGCCAGAGCCAGAGTCAGAGTCAGAGGCCATCGTCCTGCTATCGCTTGCCATCCGGCTGCTATCGTTGTTGCATGGCAACCGCATAGCAGCCGCATGGTTCGTTGCCGTCACGTTACCGTCGCGGTGCCACCTGGCGTGAGCACCGACTTTCCCGGCGATGGACTTGTTGAGGAGCCAGCGGATTGCCTCGGAGGCCCCCTTCACCCGGTACGTCCCATCGGAAAGTTTCTCGGCAAGCTCAGTTTCAACGAGACGGTCGCAGAATCCCGTCACCCTGGCGGATCCATCAAGTTCCGTCCGGCTCAAGATGTCAGATCTGCGGTTGCTGCACTGGTGCCATACTCGCGCCAACGGACCGAGGGCGTCATGCCCAAGCTCGTGGGATAGGCATTCGATCCGAGGATCCGTGAACGCCCTCTCCTCGATGTTGATCCTTGGCACGTCACTACCCCCGAAAATGGTGCCAACCCCCCGCCGGGTGTGACGAGCCGAAGCCAAAGGCTGGGCTCCCGGCAGGGGGCCGACTCACTAGCTGTTCATGTGCGGAGGCAACTCCGACTCGTCACGCCCCAAAGATACGGCTCGGGTTCTACGATGTCAACGCGCCAACGTGGCACACTTGACGCAAGTTTGCCAAAACGGCACACCGGGTGTACCCTCGTTCCTCGTGAGCAACGTCCGCCTGCCTATAGCGGCTCCGCCAGGCGACCCCGCGCCACCGGACACGAACCCGGGAGCGGCCCTCCCAGCCATCGGAGAACTCATCGGGGACGACGACCGCGAGCCTCTTTTTCAGGAGGCGATGACGGCTCTTCATCAGGCCCTCACCGAGAACGATGTCAACAAAGCCCGCATCGCCACGATGCTTGTTCAGGCCATCCGCAAGGCCGGGAAGCAGGACGACGGCGTCAAGATCAAAACCGACGAGCGTTTCGTCGACTCCGTCGCGTTGATGGTGAAATCCGAGTTCGCCATCCCATCGCAACTCGCCGAGTTCGAGGAAGCCCTCGTTGAACCAAGCGATAGCTGAAGCGAAGAGGGCCCTCCGGCGACGCCACCAGCTCAAGGTGCTGCCGCCAGAAGACCTCGACTGGATTCGGGCCGCCAGCGTCGCCGACACATACTGGTCTCTGTACTTTTTCTGCAAGATCGTCCTGCGGTACTGCGAAATCAAACCCGACATCCACCTGCTCTACACGGAGTTCCTCGAATCCAAAGCGAGCAACTACAAGCTCGCCATGATGCCGCGAGGATTCGTCAAGTCGTGGATCCTCTACGCGAAAGCCATCCGGGATTACTTGCGCGACAACAACGTCCGTGTTCTCCTCGCGATGTCCACGGAAGAGAACGCACGCAAAGCCTCCGAATTCATCTCGAACCAGTTCACGCGGAACCAACTGATCCGCTACCTCTGGCCGGAAAACGTCCCGACCGATCAGTCCGGAGACCGCTGGACGATGAAGGCGCGGACACTCCCGCGAACCATCGACGCCCCGGAACCCACGTACACCTTCGCCGGAGTGAAAACGGAGCTGGTCTCCGGGCACTACGACAAGATCTTCCTCGACGATGTCTTCGCGAAAGAGGCATCCGAATCCGAAGAAGTCGCGAACAAGGTCTTCTCCTTCATCGCATCCTGTGCCCCGCTCCGTGCGGACCCCGCAACGTCGGAAATCGTTCAGACATGCACCCGTTGGGCCGTCGACGACCCGGCCGGAAAGATCATGGGGTTCGAGAAGCAGAACACAGACGAACTCGTTTTTCGGGCTCTCGGTGATCCGCAGTACATCTGTCTCAAACGGGCCGCCATCGAACACGGAAAACCGATCTGGCCGGAACGGTACCCGGAGAAAGAGCTGGCCGCGCTGGAACGAGGATTCGAGTCGTCAGGACAGGGACACTTCTTCGCGTTTCAGTATCTCAACAACCCCGTGGATGCCCGCGTCGTCGAGTTCCCGCTCCCGCGGTACTGGGACCGGGACAAGTCCGGAGACATCCTGCTCCGTCAGCCAGACGGGCAGGACATCGTCATCCAGGAGCGACACCTCTACCGAACCATGACCATCGACCCCGCCTACAAGACGAAGAAGAGCCATGACGATGCGGCGATCTGTGTGCTCGGGACACACCAGGAGGGGTACATCGTCAATCTGTTCTCGTGGGTAGGTAAGCTGGGTCCATCGGACCTCGCCGAAAAGATCGTCCAGACCGTCAAGGAGTCTTTCGACAAGGGATTCCCCCTCGCGGCTGTTGGGCTCGAAACCAACGCCCAGCAGCTCGCCTTCAAGATCCTCGTTGGGAAGGCCGCCGACCGAGCCGGCGTCCACATCCCATGGCGCGACCTGAAGACTGGGCCGGAAACGACGAAATACACGCGGATTCGTCACATGGTTGGGCACGTCGCATCCGGGGCGTACTACACGAGTTCGCGATTCGTGATGCCAAACCGGGAGATGAAGATGTTCCCGGCAAGTCGGAAACTGAACTGGCTCGATGCGTTCGCGTATCAGCCGCAACTCTGGCCGCAGTTCCACCTGGAGCCGGTGGAGATCCCAGAGGAGGACCGTCTGCCATGGCGAGCGTTCACCCCGTCGGATATGGATCCGAACCACCCCCTGCTCCGGTCGGCGAACCCGTCGGAAGTCGAAGGCTACGGAGGGTAAGTGCCGTCCATGCGCTCCTGCTCGTGTTTCGATACTGGGAAGAAAAAGCACGGGATCTCCAGTGTGACGAGCTGTACCTGCTTTCCAAGGTCGCCCGACTGGCAGTCATCGACTTCCTGCGTGAGCCCGAAGACTTCGACCAACGTGGACAAAACCTCGTCCCGGCCCACCATCGCAGCAGTGCCTACGGGTGGTTGTTCGAAGACCACTACCGCGGAGTCCCGCTCTCGGATCTCTGTGCCGCAGTGGGTCCGGACATCGTCTGGTTACGACAAGTCATCATGGAGGCGGCACTCTTCCACGAAATGATACCGATGGACGATTTCCACCTCGACCGATACGCAACCGTAAACCCAGCCGCGGTGGTCTGGGACATCGGCAACGAGCGCCAACCCGGCGCTCACAACGAAGAAGGAGAGGACGATGGCGACGAAGAAGGGACTTGGTAACGCGGGAAAGGCTGGTTCGGCTACGATTCGAGGAGGATCGCCGTATTCGATCAGCCCGAAGTCCGGCCCGAAGATGGGCGGGAAGAAGTAACGTGGCCCTTGATCCGCGGATGATGATGGGCCCCCCGGACGGCATGATGCCCCCGGGGGGCCCCCCGCCGGGAATGGAGCCTCCCGGGGCCCCACCTCCCTCCCCACAGATGGGTATGCCAGAGCAAGGAGGTCTGCCAGTCATCACGCCCCCGGAACCGGAACCGGACTGGTCTCGTCTCGAAGATCAGGCCCTCGTCCGCGACATCAACCTGAGCGAGAAAGAAGAGCTTCGGATCAAGGACATCCTGCATACTGAAATCGCTCGGGCAACTCGCTCGCTGAAGACGCGCAATGAAGAGCTGACCAAGTGGCGGAAGCAGTACAAGGAAGTTCGAGAGACCAAGACCTACCCGTTCAAGAACTGCTCGAACGTGTGCGTACCGTTGACGCCGTCAGATGCCGACCAGATCACGGCGCGGACCGTTCGCGTGCTCTCCTGTACGGAGCCGCAGTACGTGGTCGAACCGGCGTTGGACCAGGAGATTCCCATCGAAGAGCTGCACTCCGTACAGCAGTACATGAAGGGAAAGCTCTCGGATCCGCGGATGGGTTTCGACAGGGCGAAGGAAGAGTTCGTCCATTCCATGGTTGTCACGGGCCTCGGCCTCGGCAAGGTCAAGTGGGACACGAAGACCCGGAACGTCAGCCGGTACGAAATCATCCCGGATGCGGAGATGACCGGCAATGCCCTCAAGGGAACGCCAAAGATCATCTCCAAGGACGAGGTGGTCTACGAAGGCAACGTCTTCGAGGTGGTGCGCCCGGAGGACTTCTTCTATCCGCCCGAGTGCCACCAAGATCCGGACCTGGTCTTCAACGCCTACTGGGTCGGTCATCGTTTCCTCGAACGCCTCGGCGAGATGCAAAAGAAAGCGAAGGCCGGCGTCTATCGAGAAGACGCCGTCAAGCGAATCGCCGACGCCGACGAACGGGACTACTCGCAGAACGAGCTGTCTGCGATGGTCGACCGGGACACGCTCGTTGCCGAGGGCTTGGATGATGCGCCCGTAGACAAGAACGCGAATCAGCTCACGAACTTCGAAATCTACATCCGTGTTGCGCTGGAAGACAGCAAGAAGGGGAAACAGCCGGAACGAGATTGCGTTTTCGTCTACAACTACGAGACGAAAGAGATCCTGTCGGCCAAGTACCTGTTCTTCTTCCACGGACGGAGACCGTTCGTGCGGGCGCCGTTCAAGGAGAATGGCGAGTTTTTCGGCATCGGCGTTCCGCAACAGCTCCAGCACCTGCAACGGGCCGCGAACGATCTCGTGAACCAGGGGATCGACGCCGGGACCTATGCGAATCTCCCCGTGATCGCGAAACGGAAAGATTCGGTGCTTGGGCGTGGGAAGCAGGACGACATCTACCCCGGCAAGATCATCGAAATGGACGACGTGTCGCAGCTCCAGAAGATCGACCTCGGGGATACGTCTGCATCGGTGTTCCAGTTCCTTCCGATGATCCGGGAGTTCGCTCAGAAGCGGACCGGCGTGACCGACTTTCTGTCCGGGATGGAGGGCGAGCGTGGGAATCGGGAGTCCGCCGCTGGGGCCGGGCAACGGACGGGCAACTCGTCGCCGTTGTTCGATGTCGTGCTCGGGTGCGTTCGGCGAGCGCTGGAAGATGCCGCCGATCTCATGTTCTGGAATTGCTGGCAGTTCAAGCCGGATGGCGACGAATACCAGGAACAGAATCCCAAGGGCGATTTCGTCAAGAAGCTGTTCACGATGCCGCCACAGGCCGGAGGAAGGTATCGCTTTCGAATCATGGCGTCTTCGGTCGCGGCGAACCCGGAAGTCCGGAAGCAGACGATCCAGCATCTCTCCGGGATTCTCGATCCACTCGACCAACAGCTCATCCAGACGGCCGGGCAGATCGGCAGTCCCGATACCCCGCCCCTGATTCGCGAGCTGTTGGTGAGTGCGATGGGACGAAAAACACGGCTCATGCGCCAAACGGCCGAAGCCTTCGATCTCCCAGGAGCCGGCCGGCTCGTTCCGGACTGGGACGAGATGTGGCAGGCGAAGCAGGGCGAAGTCATGCAGATGGTTCAGCAGGCGCAGCAGCAGCCCAAACCCATCGACGAAACGATTCTCAGGAAGATCGGGCCGAGCTGGGCAGAGATGCCACCGGAAGTCCAAGCGTGGGTCTACACCGGAATGGGAGCCCCGATTCCGCCTGACCTTCAACGGGAAATCGAGATGCGGGCGCAGCAGTTCGCGCCGCCACCGCAGCCAGGACAAGGAGACCAAAATGCTGGAGATCAGACCGCCGGTGACCCCATGGGAGGGGTTGGAGCAGGACCAGAAATTGGAGCTGCTCCGGCACCTCCTGGAGTCTGAGGGCTTTCTGTACCTGATTCATTTCGCGCGGATGTCGAAGCTCGCCGCGCTGCAAAACCTGGCCCGGGAAGGGAACTCCCGAGACCAGGACTTGTTCCTGAAGGGGTACATCTCAGGGCTTGAGTTCTGTGAGGGGTCCATCTCGCAGACGGTCGATTCCCTCCGTGGGGATCAGAAACAGGAGGTCGCAAATGGGGGATGACTACAGTCGCGTGGAAACGCAAGAGCCGAAAGAAGTCGGAATCGAGGAGGAACGCCCATCGACGATGGTCGACGATGAGGTCGAATACCCGGATTCGCTTCCGGAAGATGAGCCGGAAGAGCCCGAAGCCGCCGCCGGCAGAGACGAGATCCCGGAGTACGACGAGGGGGCGATCCTCGGACACCTGAACCGTTTCGCGGATGAAGCGGCGTACCAGACGGTTGGCGGCAAGGCAGCCGAAGTCAACCGCGAACTCCAGTGGCTTCAGCAGAAGCTGGCGCCGCAGTCCGAAGAGCAACTTCTCCGGATGTCGGAAACGGAACGACTCGCCTATCAGCAGGGGCTGACGCGGCGGCAGCAGCTCCAGGACTACCGTGATCGCATCCTCCCGATGGAAGCGAATCGCCTTCGGGACATGAATCGCCAGAAGGCCAACACCATCGTCCAGATGCAGCATGGGCTTCAGGCGAAGTACCCGGGGTACTGGCACAAGATCCTCGACCGGGTGCGGCAGATGGTCGATTCTCGCGAAAGCGGGATCAGTGCCGATCATCTCGCCAACCCCATGACCTACGACATCGTCTACCGCAACATCCGCGGCGAAGAGGCCATCGAAAAAGAAGGCCGCTCCAAGCTCAGGAAGATGGCGGCGGGCGCCCAGACGGTGGGCCGCGGCGTGGGAGAAGAGGGGGGGCAGAAGAATTTTCGTGAGGCCGATGGGCTAACCCCTAGACAGGTTGCAGAGCGATACCGCAAGATGAATTTTAGCGAAGGTGAGATCAAGGCGACCCTTCGCAGAATGTTTGGAGACTGAGAATGAGTTCGGATCGTATCGCAGACGGTAGCAAGATCACTTCCAGCGGGATGTCCGCTGCCGATTTCTTCGCAGAAGATGGTTACCGCTCGGCCCCGCTCGGCGGGAGCAACCCGTATTCGGCTGACTGTACGCAGGTGCTCAACCTCCCGAACTGCCCCTCGGACTGTGCCTGTGGCGGGAAAAACACGATGGTGGCCTGCTGGCCACCGCAGTCGAACATCGAATACTGCCGCAGACAGGGCATCCTGCCGATTCCGGTGTATGCGTTTCTGCCGGAGTTCAACGGCGGGAAGCCCGTGACGCCGGTTCGCAACGCGAAGATCCTCCGCGACGGCGTGATGATCGGCGATCCCGGGACCTACGAGGTCGTTCTCTGCTGGACGACCTGCGAAAACGACGCACGCTTGTCCAAGAACGATGCGGATGCGTGCGAAGCCCTCATGAACGGACGCCCCGCGAGGGGGATCTCGACGCAGGCCGCAACGAGTGGCGATGACGGCGAGCTGCGGAAAAGTGGACTCATCCCAGAGGAAGAGTCGAGCTACACGAAACAGGGTATCGAGCGGACTGGTAAGGGCCAGTTCGTTGCGAAAGACCGGCGGCCCATGGTTACCGTGCCGGGCTAGCCACAAAAGACTTTAGGAGGAGAACATGGCAAAGACGGCACCGACTATCGCGATGCGGGTCGCCCGCACGATGGGCTCGTCCCCTTTCAATCCGGTGTTGGAGTTCCCGGAGAAGGCGGGACCCGAAACGTTCGTGGCTGGCGACCTCGTCGAGTACACGAGCGGTTACCTCTGCATCCAGACCGTTAGCGGTGCCGACGATGTCGTGTGCGGCATCGCTCAGGTTGGCGCAAGCGGGACCGTCAACACCATGATCCCGGTCGAGGTGTTCGACCAGAGCACCCACATCATCGCCAATCTCAAGAACGGCGGTGCCGATTACGTTCTGCTCGCTACGGACCTCGGGGCCGTGTATGGACCGCGCAGAGATGCTGCGGGGATCTGGAGTCTCGACAAGGCAGAGACGACCGGGCCGCTGTTCCGGGTTCTCGGAGTCCATCCCGACTACGCCGTTGACGACACGAACGCCTGGGTCTACGCAGTGCCGGTGCCCGGCGACTACTTCGTCGAGTAAACGATAGGGAAGAGGAGATAGATCATGAACAGGCCGAACTACACTTCTTCGCCTATCGCAACCGCGGCAGCGAACAGTCGCATGCTCGTGGAGGGGTTCCACACGGTCTTCTACGAAGAGATGAAGCGTGCGAAGCCCAAGTACGAAGAGTTTTTCGAGATGCAGAAGTCCGACAAGCTCTCCGAAGCCTACATGTCGGCCGCGGGGCTGGGTCTTGCGGTTCAGACTCCGGACGGGACGCCAGTCGAGTACGAGGACATCTACAACGGCGAGGTCAAGGAGATCCGGAACTTCACGTACACGAAGGGCTACCGGGTCATGCAGTCGACGCTGGAGGACGAGCTTTACGGGATCAATCGCAAGGCCCTGAAGGCTCTTCCGAAGTCGATGGAGTACAAGGCCGAGTCGACGGCCGCCGCTCTCATGGGCGCTTCGTTCACCACGACCTACGGGTTCGACCCGAGTTCCGCGGTTATGCCCATCGTCGCGACGAACCACAACTACATCTCCGGGAAGTACGACCTCACGTCGACGACGCCGACCACGACGTGGTCGAATCGGCTGGCTAGCAACTCCGCCCCGACGCCGGAGACGGTTTCGCAAATGTACGTTCTCTCGAACCAGGCTCGTGATCGCGAAGGGTTCCCTATCGAGTTCGGCGAGAAGTTCATCGTGTGCCAGGTCGACAAGGAACCCGTGTTCTGGGCGATCATGAACTCGGTCAACAGGGCGTTCGAGTTCTCGAACACCAAGGGGATCTTCGGACCGCAGGGGCCGTGGAACATGAAGGTGAAGGTTTGGAAGTGGCTCCCGTCGGCCATCGCGTGGTTCATGCTTCAGCCGGAGAACACGCCGTTCGTTCACCAGTGGCGCATCAAGCCGAACATCACCGAAGACTACGCGAAGAACAACTTCGTCCAGTACGTCAATGCCCGGATGCGCTACGGCCAGGGCGCCATCGAGCCGCGCGGGATCTGGGGAACGGTCGGAGCGTAAGGAGGCCACAATGGCGAGTGCTGTGATCCAACTCGTGTGCAGCCATCCGGACTGCAACGAAACCTCGGGTAAGCTGTCTGTCGATTGCGAACGCGACATGACCGAGGACGGTTTTCTGCGAGCCGAAGGAAGCAAGCATCTTCCCGGCGGCTGGTCGCTGAAACTTCGACGGGATCGTCCCGGCGGGAATGTCTTCTGCTCGGAACACTCGGAGGGCTAGGATGAACAAGCGAACGGTGACGAGTGTTCTCGCTGCCGCCACCCTCTTCGTGGGGGTGGCGGCGTTTGGTGCGAGCACGCTCCCTGACAACCTCGTGGTTCAGGGGAGTGTGACTTGCACGTCCATCACGAATACGGGTAGCACCGACTACACGGAGGTCAACGCGGCCAACGGATCGGCTGACGTGCTCGACTACACGGGAACGCTCGGGATCATGAACGGTTCCGACACGTTCCAGCTCTTCGACATCAACATCACGAACGCGAACCACACGGGGGGCTCGAACTTCGTCTATGTGTTCGACATCGCCGGGATCACTCAGGATGCCCAGGCGAGAGAGACGGCGATCCTCATTGGTACCGGATGGGACTACGCTCTCGACATCGGGGCGAACCCAATCCTCGGTGGTGCGGCGGATGCGATCACGATTGGTGGGTCGGACGCTACGTTCACGTTCACGCGCAACGATGCCGGGGCGGTGACGTTCTCGGGCGCAGACGACGCCGGAGCCGCGGACACCATCTATGACACCACGGGGACGGGTGCGGTCACCGTCGGGTCGGCTGACGTGACTGGGGTGACGCTGTCGTCTGATGGTGGGACTCTCGACACGGCAACCGCCAACACGCTGACGCTCACAGCCCTGACTACGAACGCGGCGACGTTCATCGGTGCGGATGCGGCTTCGCCGGCCGATACGGTGTTCGACACAACCGGGGCTGGAGCCATCACGGTTGGGTCGGCTGATGTTACGTCGATCACGCTCACGACCGACGGAACCGGGACTGGAGAGGTCGTTCTTCCGCTTCAGTCCGTTGCCGGCGCAGAGATGGTCAACGATACTGTCGGTGGTGACCAGCTCGCGGATTCCATCACGCTGGATGCCGCTACTACCATTTCCGGGTCGTACGATTTTACGGCCGGCACTGCGGGCAACGAAGCTGCGGTCGGGAATGTCGCCGTCGAGCGTTGCATGGGGGCGATCTGCCAGACGGTGATGACGCTCACCGCCGTCAACGTCGTCATCACCGACCCCGGCGCCGCGGCCGCGTATGGCGGGACGTTGATCTACGACTTCCCCGAGGGGCGGATCCTCGCGCTCGGAGTCGTCGCGGATCTCACGGCAACCGAGGCTTCGGCAACCATCGTGGACGACTGGGATGGGGACATCGCGTTCGGCACGGACGATGCGGACGCAGGAGCCGGTCTTGCGGGCGATGAGGTTGACTGGGTTCCGAGCACGGCGACCACTCAGGCTGTAGGGAGCGTCGCGGCGACCGACTGCGCGAGTATCATCACCGACCAGATTTACCACGACGGGCACACGACCGCGATCGACCTGTACGTGAACTTCGAGATCGACGACGCCGACATCTCGACCGGCGGAGCCGACGCCATCACGGTCAGCGGGACTGTCACGGTGACGTGGATCAATCTCGGCGACAACTAACGGACAAGCCGAAAGGGGGGCCGCAAGGCCCCCTGATCGCATAGGGTGATTCCATGCCGATGATTACAGCGGTGCGGCCGGTCGGCTCAGAGTGGGTCATGGGGACGACGGCCGCGACGCCCGTCACGGTGTCGGCGGCTGCGACGATCAGCTCCTACGGCCACCCGACGCAGTTCGGTGGAGACGGCCATACGCTCTACCTGAAGCTCGACGCGACTTCCGTCGGAACCGATGTCTTGGTGGCGGCGTACGCTCATGCGGCCGGATCGGCTACGACAGCGGCGAACTACGCGGCGATCAGTCCGGCAGTCGTTCCCGATCCGACTGTGCTGACGACGAGTTGGCAGGCGTTCGACTTCTCTCCCCCGTGTACTGATTACGTGGGGTTTGTTCTGACAAACCGAGAAGTTGCGGATGCGGTGAAGGTCCACGCCGTTTACGTCCACGGGGGTTAGCCATGGTGGCAACGGTTTTGAACCCTGTCGGGTCGGCGTGGGTTAGCGGAACGCCGACGACGAACGCCCAGATTGAGACAGGGTCGGGCGCCCTGGCGACGGAACTATTCCCGGTTGCGTTCGGAGGAGATGGCTACGCGCTTTATCTGTACGCGAAGCGAGAAATGACCACGACGATTACGGCGTACGCGCGGGCCGCGACCACGGGAAGCGGGTTTTTCGGGGCGGACTTCGCGAGTGTAGGCTCGATTTATAGCGCGGTTGCGAAGGTTGGCTGGACGGCTATCCCATTCACGCCGCCTGCGACGGTTGCGCTGGCGTTCGACGTTACGAACGGCGACGCTTCGTTCGCGTCGGTAGATCGTGCGTGTAACGCGAACATCGCGACGATAACCACATCCGCGGCACACGGGATGTCGGCTGGGGACACGGTCACCATTTGGGGGATGACCGACGGGACGTATGACGTGTCCAACGCCACGGTGTTGAGCGTCCCGCTTATCACGACGTTCACGTATGCGTTGACACACGCGGATGAGCTGGTGATTGCGGATGCGCTGGGAACGATCACACCATTCTTCCAGTACAAGTTGCTTCTCAAGTGGGGTGGCTAGATGTTCGGACTCGGAGGGTTCTCTAAAGTCGCGCACTGGCTCGGGAAGAGCTTCGGATTCGTCTCGGGAGCGGCGCAGTCCGGACGGCCGTCGCTGTGGTGGGACGGAACTGCGGGTGGACCGCTGAAGTTCACCACGGATACCGGCGTCACGGGCAACGTGGCGAGTTCGACGACACTGTCGTTCGACGACCTTGCGACCGGAACGAATACCGGCGCAACGATGGTTGTGGGAACCGGGGCGAGCTTGGCGGCGAGCGGAACCGGAACGATTGCGGCAACGTCCGTTACCGGAACGGTGCCTGTTGCGAATGGCGGGACGGGGCGAGCCTCGACGACGGCGTATGCCGTTCAGTGCGGCGGCACGACCGCAACGGGTGGTCACCAGCCGATTGCGGCACTCGGGGCGCTCGGGCAGGTTCTCACGTCGGGTGGGGCCGGAGTCCTGCCGACCTTCCAGGATGCGTCCGTGGCGGGAGGGACCGCCCAGTTCGACGTGAACGTGACGCCGGCTACGACCGCGGGCACGGCCACCTGGGAGGACCTCTGCGTCATCGCGTTGGACGCGGGCAAGATGGCGAGCAACGGGGACAAGCTCAAGATTACCGCGTCCGGGGTTCTGGCGGCGAATGCGAACACGAAGTACGTCAGGATGAGAATCGGGTTCACGGACATCTGCTCGTGGAACGATGCCGGCAGCGGCTACAAGTGGCAGTTCGACACGGAGGTTATTCGCACGGGAGCAGCTACCGGGATTTGGAAGGGGTTCTCGTTCGCGGCGAATTTCGTCAAAAATCCCGAGACGGTTGCTATCGGTGAAACGTGGGCGAACGCTCTCGACATCAAGATCCAGGCGTACACGCCGACGACGGCCGGTGATGTGACGAACAACGCCCTCTCCGTGGAGTACTACCCGGCGCCTACGTGACTGGTGGCGTTGGGCGACAGCAAGACCTGGCTGGAGGGCTGGCAGCCGACACTCCTTTCAGGGCTTGTTGCCGCAGGGACCAACTACCGGAAAACGGCAAGCAGCGGGGTCAACGGGGCGACGGTTGCGTCGTATGCCGCGGACATCGCTGCGAACCTGTCCGGGATCAATCCGGACGTTCCCGTGCCTGCGGTGCTCATCAACCTCGGGGTCAACGAGATTGGGGCGCCGCCGGCCAGCGCGACATGGAGAGCGAACTACCAGACGATCATCGACGCGGTTCATGCGAAGTGGGCGATAGCGGTGATCTACATCGCGTACCCATGGCGGCAGGGGTTCGACGCAAACGCGGCAGTGCTTCATGGGTACATCGATCAGCTTCTAACCGACAACGTTGGCTTGTGTGTTGCTGGTCCGGACGAGGTTGCGGTCATCCAACCGCCTGACGACGGGGCAACGAACACTACGGATGGGATCCACTATTCCGCGGCCGGAAATGTCGCATGGGCTTCGGCGTGGGAAACGACGTTACTGGGGACCTAAGGAGGTAGCATGGCAGCTTCAACGTGGGCATTCACTAACGGCGCGAGGACGAAACTTCTCGACGGGACGTTCGACATCGACAGCGACACATGGAAGATGGCGCTCTTCACGGACGGTTCCGATATCGGAGCGGCTTCGACGACGTATGCGCTGGTCACGAACGAGGTGGCGCACGCCCCCGCGACGACCGGCTATTCGACCGGCGGGATCGCGGTCACCTTGAATCTGTCCGGGACGACAACCGTGACCGTCGACATCGCGACCGATCCCGTCTGGACGACTGTTTCCGCGTCGCTCATTTGCCGCTACGCCGTGATCTACGAGGTCGGTGGCAGCGTCCTGTGCTGGTCCGATCTCGACGTGGCGAGCATCACCGTCACGGCAGGGAACACCCTCACGGTTGCGGCCCACACGTCCGGGGTGTTCACGCTCGCCTAAGCACGAACCCAGGCCATGGCGCTGACGGTCACGAGTCGCGGGACGGGGACTCACAACACCGGAGCAACGACGCTCGTCCCGGGCGGAAGAACCGCGACGCTGGCCGTTGGATCCATGGGTGTTCTTTGCATCGCCCTCGACAACGCCGGATCGGCCGGGTCGGCCATCATCGCGCCAACGTCGTGGACCGACGCGAAATCAAACGTCTGGACGCGCCGAACGAGTCGCCTCTACGACAACGGCGCGGCAAGCGCCGGGATCGAGATGGTGTTCTACACCGCTCCTATCACCACGGCGCTCCTGACGACGGATCTCGGAACGATCACGTGGAACCCCAGTGCTTCTCCTGTGGCGAAGGTGTGGACCTGGTACGAGGTCATTCCGTCGGGGGCGAACACCGTCGGGTATTCGACCGGCGGTGACATCGCCGGTGCGACGGCCGCAAACGCCCAGGTGACGACGGGCAGCGTTGTAGTCGGGGACGCGGTGATCGCGGGGTATTTCTCCGAGAACGTCAACGCGGTTACCGGCGATTCCGACACCACCAACGGAACGTGGACCGCTCAGCAAACGACGACAGTAGGAAGCGGCACTTCTGGCGTCCGCATCGCGACGCAGCAGAAGGTGCAGACGACGACCCCCAGCACTCAGTCCTACGATGTCACCGTCGCCTCGCAGGACCGCATCGCCGGCTACATCATGCTGCACGAAGTCGTCGACACGACGTTGACGCCGGGTGTGTTGGCGACCGCGACGACGAAGTTCGCGCCAACCGCGACGGCCACGACGAACCAGACGCTGACGCCTCCGGTGGTGGCAACGACCACGGCGACCTTCGCCCCGACGGCCACGAAGACGGAGAACCAGACGCTGACGCCTCCGGTGGTGGCAACGACCACGGCGACCTTCGTCCCGACGGCCACGAAGACGGAGAACCAGACGCTGACGCCTCCGGTGGTGGCAACGACCACGGCGACCTTCGTCCCGACGGCGACGATCTCTGGAAGCGTGGTGCTGACGCCGCCGGTGGTGGAGACCACGACGGCGACTTTCGTTCCGACGGTGGCCGCCACGGAGAACTGGCTGCTGACACCGCCGGTGGTGGCGACCGCGACGGAGACCTTCGTCCCGACTGCCATGATCTCGGGAAGCGCGGTACTGACGCCGCCGGCTGTGGCGACCGCGACGGAGACCTTCGTCCCGACGGTGGTTGCCTCGGCGCATCAGACGCTGACGCCGGGCGCGGTGGCGACGACGACAACCGGATTCGCGCCGACGACGAATCTGACGGTGATTCCTGGAGAATTCAAACTGGAGTTCGAAGGGTTCGAGCCGGAGGTGCTGACGCAACTGAGGATCATCGTTCCGAAAGTAGGCAAAATGGTCGAATATCGCCCGGCGTACCTGTCGCGATGGTTGGCCTAATCAGGTAGGATTGGGAACATGAGCCACGGGAAAAAAACAAAGTACGCGCCGAAGGCGCTCAAGATCGCAAAGACGGTCAAGAGCAAGCAGCCCCATGCGTTGGCAGAGTGGGAGAGCACAGTCGGGATCACGGTGTCGGCGGACGCATGGACGCCCGGGTTCGACTACTACTGGTTGAACATCCCCGACACGGCCGGGGATCCTTCGACGGTGTTCCCGCTGGCGACGCAGTATGCGACGCTGAGCTACACGGTTAGCGGAAATGTCGTCACGATCACAGTGGACGGGAGGTATGACTTCTTCGCCGATCAGACGATCATCGTGTCTGGGATGACGGATGGAGCACTCAACGGGACGTTCGAAATCTCCGGGAGTTCGGCAGCGGACCAGATCTCGTATGCCCTTGTCCATGGAGACATCCCGGCGACGGCGGATACGGGTGGTTCCGTGGCGTTTTCGTCGGATCGCGGGAACGTCTACGGTGACTTCGTTGGAGCCGCGACAGGTGCCCCGTTCAACGTCGAGGCCCAGGTGAGGTATGGGAAGTACAAGGGCGGGACGTATTCGCTTCGCGTAGAAGGATGCGGTGTGCGGGAGGTCTGCACGTCGACGAGTATCGGACTTGTCGTGGAGCTTGATCCCTATGCCTTCTCTGATATCTCGTGGTGGACCAGTGC